CTGGTTTGATGAGTGGAAATGAATTGTTTCTTGAGATTCTGTAAATTTACATCACCATGCATGTACTTATTATCCTCATCCAAATGCCAGGCTTTCATCAACCTCTCAGGGAGATAACATTTCTTATTTTGATGTCTTATTAATAAATCAGCTATCAAATTAAACACATTTCCTAGGGTTTCTCTAAAACTAGTGAACAGATACAAAAATTGTATTGGGACAAAACTAGGGCCCCATCTACTCTTATCCATAGTAAAGTGTATAGGGGCTCTTTTACCAGGGTATTTTTTTGATGCATAAAGCAGTGATTTCACCATGTCATATTTTTTAGAGCCATGAGTCAACATTTCCCTCGAGTCAAAATGACATATGTTTCTTGATATTGTTTCAAGAATATTAATTCTAATCCTGACAGTTAATGGTAAAATCAAAATCTCTCTAACTCCTCCTATTTGATTCTTCTTAAATACCTGGTAGCTGGTTTCTTCTGACTTATACTTCTCAGCCACCTCAAAGGAATTCTTGAGACCTTCTTCTAATAAATCAAGTGTAGATGATATACATTTTGTTCGAACTGTCTGTCTTTCAATCTGTGGATCAAAAAATTCATTAGCTGTTGTTGTTGATGATTTAAAGGTGGCGAAGTTATCTAGCGTTTTATTAACATTGTTTCTTTTCATAGACATTGAAATTTGATCACCCATTGGATCTGATAGTTCATCTCTCAGAAGTCTGCTGCCAATTTCAATTGCCCTTTTAGAAAAGGTGTGAGTTCTTTTTTCTCTTAATATTCTACATGCAAATTCATCATCTCTTTCATCATTCCTGTACCCCAAGTGGTCCCCAGTTTTTTTAACTTTTTGATATGACTCTTCTCCTTCAAGTATCTTACCCAAAATTTGAAAACTTGCATGTGTTGGGTCATCTTGGTTTTTGTTAAAGAGCATCGTGAAGTACATTTCACATAATATCTCACTAAATTCTGCATATTGTCCCCCACAAGAAACAAGAGGCCTTGGCATCCTTATAATGGACCCACCAAGTTTGTCAGAAAAGGTTTGAGTGGTTGCATCAAATTTCACATTTCCAAAAGCACAGTGTTTTGCTGGGTTCCATACTTTCATTTCATTACAGAAACTACAAAGCCTTTTTATAAAGTATAGTTGTAGGGGGGATCTGATGGGTTCAATCATTTTCCTCATTGCACTCATTGTTTTTGGAAATATCGAGATTGAAGACATAACAATATATCTAACATTCTGCAACATCTTAGATGTGACTCTTCTATCCTCCATATATGTCATTATAATTAAACCTAACACATTGGTTTGATCATCATTCATCATTTGATACAGCGGATGGTGGGTCTCTGGTTCTGACATTGTATTCAAGCCCTTGCTTTCTTTGTATTCTGATAAATCAACAATGGATTTGAATCTGGTTGATATGAGTGACGTGTATGACATTATTATTTTGTCATATGATCTAATATAATGATCTAATCTATGTACATCACAAGAGATCCATTTGCTATGGGAGACTAAATTATCTCTCAATAATCTCTTGAATGCCCAGTGGTCCTGAAATCTTCCATCATTACTGATTTTGGAATTATCAACTATCAACTTGAACCAAACATTATTAGCTAATTCACCACATCTTAATTTGGTTCCAGGGAACAGACACACATAAACACCTTTGGCTCCTGTAGGCTTCAATATCATCTTGTGTCTTCTATCACCTCTCAT